TACCAGAAATAGTAAGGGCTGTATTGTTAGGATCTACACCACCAGCAAAAACAACTACGTTTGCGTCTGGAGACTCTGTACCAATCATTAAACGACTTACTGTTGTAGCATTTCCGTAACTGTATAAGTAAGCGTCATTAGCTTGAAATATTGGGTACCCAGCTTGGTTATAAGCGCTACTAGCTATGCCCATATCCACAAAGAAATAAGTACCATCACCTAGCTCGTTATAAGCTGCAATATCCGTAGAGGCGTTAGCATCGCTACTTTGGTTCTGGATATAAAGCTGAGAATAATTAGCTTCATTAGAAGTAAATTGAGCCAATGTAGAACTGAAAGCACCTGCCGTAGCGTTAGCGCCAACCACAGAAATAGGACCTTCGTTAAACTCAGTTAGTCCGTTTGTTTGTTGAAATACAGCTTGTTCAGAAGGATAGGTAATAAATACTTCAAGACCGTTAGTTCCAGCAGTAAAGTTTACAAGAGCGCCAGCATTTGAGGATGAGTAAACATTAGTTCTAACCAATGTATCTGGAGTAGTGAACGTACCATAGCCAACTTCCCACTCGGTATCATACCCAACAGCTAAGTTGTGAATACAGTAGTAAACAATAGATCCAGTAGGTACACACGATACAAATGTACGGTAGCCAGGAATAGCTCCGCCTAACGTAATATTCCCAGTACCAGAGCTAGAGCTAGTCTCTTTGACCCTATCTTGCAGAACTAAAGCCATACGGCCTCCCTAATTAACTAGCGGTCAAACGGATAATTGCACTGGTTGAATCTGCTGTTGGGAAGTTCACTGCAAACGTACCGTTGGTTGAAGTCTTATCACCACCAAAAGATAGTACAGCAACAGCTGCATTTGCTACGTTTGCGTTATAAATTAAAGCTCCAGCAGCAGTAATAGTTGCATTTGACCAAGAAGTATTAGTAAACGAAATAAAAGCCACGTTTCCAGTATTTGTTGGGGTTACGCTAACTGATAAAGTATTACCACCAGCACTGTAGTTACCTGTTGAAGCTACTTCATTGCTTGTAGTATATGCAGTTGTATTCTCATTTAAAGTAGCTGATGCTGTGTACAACGCTAACTTAAATGTGTTTGCTGAAAAGTTTTGCTGACCATTCAAAAGTTGAACTTTAAACGATGTAGCCATTGCTTGAGTAATTGCCATTTTTTGCTCCTAAAAAATTAATTGGTTGGCCCAGGTACAGGCATCCTAAGTTGTCCATCACGGTAGGCACTGCGTCTATCTTTACCTTCACCCAACATAGCAAGTAAAGCTAAAGATTCTTGGTACTTCTGCTCATAGTACGTAACCATATCTTGTTCTCCCTTTTGGAAGATCACAGCCTCACGTAATGAACCATATAACAAAACAGTTTCAAAATTATCACCCAGCCAAGAAGTACCAGCTGCGTTTTGAATATTATTTACAAGTACAGAGAACCCACTTCCAGTACCACCTATTGTAGCGGTAGTAGCGCTTAAAGAGTTACCAACAAGATATAAATATCCAGGGTTAACTAAAGTTAATGCAGTTACAGAACCACCAGATACAGTAATAGTTGCGGTTCCATTAGCTCCATCACCACCTGTTAATGTTATATTTTCATATACACCATCGGTATATCCAGAACCACCTGTAATGGAACCAAAACCAGCAATACCACCTTGAACTATAGTTGTTGGGTAATAGTAATAGTTCAACTCAGTCTGATAAGCAGCGTTTGGGGTAGGTCCAATAATGTAGGTATATGGTAAAAACTGAGCATAGTATTTTGGAATACCTGTATCGGTAGTTGGGTTTGGGTAAGACTGACGAATAAAGTTAACGTCTTTATCTATTAGATACTCATAATTTCCACTTGCATCAATAACTGCAAGGGAAAATGAAGCTAGATAATCAGTAGGCAAGGCAAGGTATGTATCCCCGCTTGTAAAGCTACCAATAACGTTCTTACGAATAGCAGGTATCTGAACAGCGTTATAAACACGCTCTTCACAAAGTTGTACAAAGTTTGGGATGTTCTGAACAAATAACTGTTCAGTTGATTCCGTATAGCTTTGAATAGCTGCAGATAGCTGCTGGAAGTTCATAATTTATGCCATTGGTCCACGGCATTTAATGCCTTTGGTAGCAGCGCCACCTCCACGCATGGTAATTTCGCCATTTTTGTTCATTGGGGTGTAGTTACCTTTGCTAATACCAGCAACAGACATATTAACGTCATTAACACCGTTTTTACCTGGTTTAACAACAGAGTCTTTAGCTGTAGTCATAGCTTTGCCGTCCATAGTATGTGGCTTAGCATAGATACTGGCTGGACCAACTTCCTTGCCGCCTTTTTTCATAGAAAATTTAGCCATGATTAACGTCCTCTTCCAGCTTTTTGGTTAGCTACTTTAGCCAAGTTACGACCCATTAGCTTCATGTTCTTATTTAAAGTACTTGTGCTAGCTTTTGGACCGCTTAAAATTACGCTTGGACCGCTATTTGGATAAATCTTTGGGTCAGTTTTACCTTGTTTGGTAATACCATCCGCACCTTTTTTGTATCCCATTTTTAACTCCTAAGTTGTTGTTACTGTAACTGTACCTAAAACTACACCAGAAACCAAGTCATTTGGCGTCATAGGCCAGTTAGACCCACCACCAACAGGGTTCCAACCCCACTGAAATACTCTACTACCTAACTCAGGTACACCAAAACCGCTTGGTGTAACTCCACCAGTACTAGAAGTTTGTAAACCGCTTTGCCCTGATACTAAATAACTTACATCAGGTCTTGGCTCCCTTACAGCTTGGGGATCATTTACTGGATACAAACCTAATGATAACTGTGGTTGATCTGGATCCCAACAAGAATTACAAACTTTAACTCGGTAAGGCTTAGTCTTTAATATTTGTATCCGTAATTCCTTAAGCATGTACCGCTGACCGCACCTATCGCACTCAGCAATTGAATGTTTTCCAGAAGCATATTTACTTGGCATGGCATATCATCGGTAATAGAACGAATTACGTGGCACAAATCGAATAGGGGCTTTTTCCCGATCTTCGGAAGAAGCTAAATCCCATTGCTGTTCGTAATCAGCTTTGAGCATACCAATTCTAGCCATATCTACTTCAGGCATTTTACTGCTTAAATAATAGGCAAGACCAGCAGCCATACAAGGTATAAAACGGAATGGTATATCTTCAGTTCTAACACCTGATCCAGCGTCTTGCATTCTGCGTAGTCTGTAATACACAAATGTGTACTGGTTTCCTGGAGGGTTTGGAGTAGGCCAAACGTTGATACAAGGCAAATTATTTACAAAGACCTCTGCCAAAGCTGCATGACTAGTAGCTGTAGTACCGTTTTGACCACGCCAAGCGTTAAGTATTTGATTTCCAACAATATTTTGATAGCCAATAGTTTCAGCACCAATATTTACAAAGCCCTGAGTAGGTAGCTGAGACACGTTAGTTAATGTAATAGTGGTATCTGTATCAGTTATTGGGTATCCAGCAGCAAGAGTTGTCTGCGGAATAGTAGATACATTTCCTGACTGACGATTAACCCATACTTGAATAGGGCGCCCATTAGCGTTTTTATTAGGAATAGTGATGTAGGTAGAGTCACTAATACGAGAAATATTAATATCAATCTGGTTATTGGCTTGCCCATTGTTAGTTCTAACAACGGTATCTAAAAGGTCAATCGTGTCTACAGGGATAGGGTAAATAGCCTGATTAGTGTTCATCAGAATCTGCCCCTGCTCAACAGTCCACAGATTAATACCTCTGTTAGCCCACTCAATAGTTAACAGGTTTAAAGACCGCCTAGCAGTCCGAAAGTCATAACCAGAACGAAGCTCTAAACCACAACGCTCAAACGCCTCCTCAACGAGGTCGTTCATATCCAAATTAAATGTGGTTATGCCTGTAGTAGTCATTTCATCTTCTTCAAAGTTTGGGCTAATCTAGCTCTTTGCCCCAGTTTTCCTGGTTTTTTGGCTGCCGCTGCTAGCTTTTT